TGCACGGTAGCGTCTGACCCCACCGTCCCCGGCAACTGGACGAAGAACGCCGGTAATCCGATCCTCGGGAATGGTGGTTCGGGGCTAGCGACCGGCGCGTACCACACGAACGTGGTGTTGATCGCTGGCACGTACTACTGCTACTACGCGAAGAACAACAACACAGACGACCTAATGGTCGCCACCTCAACGGACGGGATCAGCTGGGGAACACCGGCTCAGGCTATCGCGAAGAACCAAGCAGCGTGGATCACCGGCTGGGCGAACTCGTTTGTCTGGAATGAAGGCGGCTCGACCTGGAAGATGCTGGTCGAGGGATCACCTACAAGCGGCCCGGCTTGGACGATCAACTACGCCACTTCGACTGATGGACTTACCTGGACGGTGCAGGGGTCAGGTCCGTTGACTTCGCTGATCCCTCCTGGCGGCACTTCGTACAGCGGGCCGTGGCTCCTGAATGGGGGCCAGAAAACAAATGGCCTATACCAGCTGTATTACCACGCTGGTCTGACAACAACCACGACCGAAGTCTTCAGGGCGACAAGCACCGATGCCGCCAACTGGACAGTAATCGGGGTCCAGATCACGCACGATGGGACGCAATACGAAACGCAGCAGGCCGCAGACCCGAGCGTCATCACGATCGGTGCGACTTCGTACCTCTTCTATTCGGGAGTCAACAATGGTGATGTCAGCCAGCCCCACCCAGCCTCATACATCAATGTCGCGACCGCACCCGGGAGCGCAGCTCTAGTGGGCACCTGCACCGCCGGGTTCTCAACCGGAACATCAGGGAACGCGATCGCGACGTCCGACACGGGTGACGCGACCGCCTGGGACACCGTCACCTCCCCGAACATCACCTACGACACCACCCACGTCGCGTATGGGACGAAGGCCGGGAAGATCGCGAACGTCAACGGAACCAACCAGCGGTACGGCCAGTGGACGACCGCGTTCGGCACACCGACAACCCACTACTTCCGTTTCTACCTCTACCTCCCGTCGCTGCCCTCCACGACACTCTTCGGGCCGATCACGTTCATGCTCTCCGGCAGCGCCAGCACGCGGTTCCGGATCACCACCGCCGGGCTGATGCAAGCCGTCAACGGCGGCTCTACGTTCGGAACGGGCGCCGTCGCGATCGCCACCGGCCAATGGGTGCGTATCGAGGGGAAGCTCGTCCAGAACAGCGGCGCATCCGGGTCAGCGGACTGGAAGCTCTGGAACTCCCCCGACTCAATCGGCACACCGACCGACGAGATCAACGTGTCGAGCGTCATCACGGGTCTAGGTTCGACGGTTGACGCCGTCCGGGTCGGTTTGCAGGACGGCGCCGGGTCGACGTACTCCTATTGGATCTCAAGGCTCGTCGTCGGCGCCGCCGCGTTCCCCGGGCCGTTCCCCGTCAACACAACTCCCTGCACTGTCACGGGGTCAGCCCCCGTCGGTTCGCTCCTAACCGCTAACGCGGGTAGCTGGAACGGCGGCGCGACATTCACGCTCACCTATCAGTGGACACGTGACGGCAGCAACATCGGCGGCGCAACCTCAAGCACGTACACAACCGTCGCCGGGGATGTCGGGCACGCGATCGGCGTCACCGAGACCGCCACCGGGACCGTCGCGACGAACGAGAACGCCGCCCAGGCGAGCTCGAACACCGTCACCGCGACAAGCGGCGGAGCATCGACATATGTGCCGATTGACTCGTTCATCTACGCCGGGAATCCGTACCGCCGAGACTCGTCCTACGCCTCAACCGATCCAGGCGTAGTGGCTAACCCCGGGATGTTCATTCCTTCCGGGGGCGCTAAAACAGCGACGACCTCATTCGTTTTCTTCGATGTCGGTATCGGCCGCTCACGCGCCATTTGGGCAGGCGACCAGGTCGCAGTCACAGATAACGCCTACATCGCCGCTCCCAACTACTTCGTGTAGGGAGGCGCCCTTGTCGCAGTTCATCCGCAAGAAACTCTCCCAACTCCTCGACGTTCTCGTCGGCACACCAACTGACGGGCAGCCGTTGACGTGGCAATCCTCGTCGAGCAAATGGAAGCCCTCCCCGCTCCGCGCACCGCGACACAAGCCTTGAGCACATCCAGCATCGTCGAGATCAGCAGCAGCGGCGTGTACGTAGGGACACGCACATCACCAGCAACGGCAGGCCATTACGAACTCGTTTGGTCATTGGACGGGACGCTCAGCCCCGACCAGGTAGCGACCGACGACCTGTATGTCGGCGCGACACTAGATTCGATCAGCACGCTCATGGGGGAAGGAGGCGCAGTGGTCACGATCGTCCAGCCAGTCGGTGAGTCCGGCAACATCGCGATCTACCAAGGCGACGACTACAAAACCGTCGATGGTCGAGCGTTGCAATGGACGAGCTCAACCTGGCCCGTCGTCACAGGCTCAACAGCGATCGTTGACTTCGCCGACCAGAGCGGGGCCGTCACGGGAATAGCCGCCTCTGTTACTTCCTCATCGGCGATCTCGCTTCAACTCACAGCGACCCAGACGACGGCGATCAAGTCCGGCACGTACGCACTGAAAACCACGCTGTCGAACGGCGACATCATCACGCTTGCCACCGGGAAAGTAATCGCGAGCGCACGCCCATGACCGCAACCACGCTGTACTGCACCCGCGACGAACTCAAGAAAGCCCTGTCACTCGACACGCAAACCTACGCGGACGCGGACATTGACCGTGCGTGCGCTTCGGCCTCCAGGGCGATCGACAACCGGCTCAACAGGTTCTTCTACCCCGACACAACCACCCGGTACTACACGCCGAACAGCCTCGACACCGGCCTAGACGTAGTCGACGTACAAACGATCTCGTCGCTCACCGTCGACACGGCCGGTAACGGCACATTCTCGACAACATGGGTGCAGGACACCGACTTCCTCCTCGAGCCGTTCAACGCCGCCATAACAGGCCGCCCGTACGAGCTGGTGCGGATCAAGTGGAACTCCGGGAGGACGTGGCCGAACTACCAGAAGTCGGTGAAGATCCAGGGGACGTTCGGGTGGGCAGCGGTGCCTGACCCGGTGAATCAGTACGCGATGATTCTCGCGTCGAAGCTCCTTGACCGCGCGAAGAAATCCCCCTACGGGGTTCTATCATTCGGGCTCGACCAGCCGTTGGCTATCCGGATCAGCCGGAACGACCCGGACTTCGAGTTGCTGCTCGGCGACTACGACAAAACCAATCCGGGGAAGTAGTGACGGATCTTGCGGGTATCCGGGCCGGGATCGCGGCGAACCTAGCCACGCTCTCAGGCGCGCCAGCAAACGTCCAGATCAGCGCGTACATGCTCGGGAATCCGACCCCGCCGACGTTGCAGGTGATGGGGCCGGACCAGATCGATTACGACCTCGCCATGCAACGCGGCTTGGACGAATGGCGGTTCATCGTGCAGGGATTCGTCGGTGCAATGACTGACCGAGGCGCCCAAGTCAACCTCGACGCGTGGCTCGCACCAACCGGGAGCCTCTCGGTGAAAGCCGCGATCGAAGCTGACCGCACCCTTGGCGGCTCGGTGCAGGACTCCTACGTTGAGTCCGCGAGCGGTTACAAGATTTACCAGCTTGACGCTGGTCACCAAGTGCTAGGAGCGGAATGGACTATCCGGCTCTTGGCTCTCGGCCACTAGGCCGCTAAAGCACCAGGCGCACCAACCCCCTACCAGGCGCATCACCCGTGGCTCGCGTTCGCGCGCCCGCAAACACACCTCCTGAAAGGGGCAATCGATGACCTTCCTGATCGCCACGGGGACTTCCGCGCCTGGTCTCAAGATCGGCGGGACTGACCTCTCGAACCACGTCCAGTCCATCGAAGTACAGATGAACGTAAACGACATCGACGTCACCGCCATGGGCGCCGTGTCGCAGCAGCACGCTCAGGGCCTCCGCGACGACCGCATGATCGTCACGTTCTTCGCTGACTTCGCCGCCGCGAGCGTCGATGCTGTCCTCAACCCGCTGATCGCTTTGGGTTCGGCCGGTGCAACAGTCATCGCGTACACCAACGGCACCACAGCTTCGAGCACAGCACCTTCGTACACCTGCGTGATGCTCCCGTTCACGTATTCGCCGCTGAATGGGCAGGTTGGTACGGCGTTCCAGACGCAGGTGACGTTCATGCCGGTGCAGGGCTCGTCGGGAATCGTCCGCGGCACCACCTAACCCGTGGCTGACCAGGTTGTTGTTCGCGGCTACACCGAGTTCCTACGAGCTCTAAAGGACGCGGATAAGAACACGAAACGCGAAGTCCGCTTGGCGCTCAGGGAGGCCGGGGATTCGGTTCGGGTGACCGCGGCGCAGCTCGCAGGCGACCGTTTCCATAACGCCGGCCGCACAGCAGCTGGCTACAGGGTGCGCGTCCGGCAGCGAGGCGTAGCCGTCGAACAATCGGTCCGCAAAACGACAGGCAAGCGTCCCGACTTTGGATGC